CATTTATGAATTGTTCTAAAAATTGGCTATGTGTTTTATCGATACTGTGAATAATCTTTTCATTTTTCTTCATTCATATTTAATGTATGTAACGTATTTTTTATATTTCATATGTCATATATTAATTATGTTAAAAATACAATTTTATAGTAAATGACTTTTATATTATGGATAGTGTAGATCAATTGTTATATCATAAAATGAAGTTTATAATGAATGCTTTAGAAGATGGATGGAAGGTGAGTAAAAAAGACAACGTGTACATATTTACGAAAAAGCATGAACAGAAGCGTGAAGTGTTTGAGGAGAAATATTTAGAAAACTTTGTTAAAAAACATATGAATGAAAATAAAAATTAATTAGTTTATTTCCCAGATTTTTTTCTTTTGTTATACTATACTCAATATGGGTGGTGCTTTGATGCAATTAGTCGCTTACGGTGCTCAAGATGTTTTCCTTACAGGAAACCCCGAAATTACTTTCTGGAAGGTCTCTTACAGAAGACACACGAACTTTGCCATGGAATCCATTGAACAAACATTCTCTGGACAAGCCGACTTCGGAAGACGTGTTACATGCACAATCTCCAGAAATGGAGATCTTGCCTTCAGAACTTACCTTCAAGTAACTCTCCCTGAGATCAACCTAAGCATGGATAGCAACAAGAGCGTCTATGCTCGTTGGTTAGATTTCCCTGGAGAACAACTCATTGCCCAAGTAGAGGTCGAGATTGGAGGTCAAAGAATTGACCGTCAATACGGTGACTGGATGCACATCTGGAACCAACTTACCATGTCCTCTGAACAAGCCAAGGGTTACGAACAAATGGTTGGTCAAACCACTCAACTTACATACTTGACTGATCCTGAATTTGCTGCTGTTAACGGACCTTGTGCCGCCAGCACCGGACCTGCCCAAGTTTGCGCTCCTAGAAACGCCCTTCCTGAGACCACTCTTTACATTCCTCTTCAATTCTGGTACTGCAGAAACCCTGGACTTGCTCTTCCTCTTATTGCTCTTCAATACCACGAAGTCAAGATCAACCTTGATCTTAGACCTATTGGTGAATGTCTTTGGGCCGTCAATTCTCTTGAATCCGCTGGTTCATCTGTCTCTGCTGCTTACCAACAAGGTCTTGTTGCTGCCTCCCTTTACGTCGACTATGTCTTCCTTGACACTGATGAACGTAGAAAGATGGCCCAAAACCCTCACGAGTACTTGTTCGAGCAACTTCAATTCACAGGTGATGAATCTGTTGGATCTTCTTCCAACAAGATCAAGTTGAACTTCAACCACCCATGTAAGGAACTTGTCTGGGTTGTCCAACCTGATGCCAACGTTGATTATTGCTCTTCCCTCATTGCTGGTGAGACTCTTTTCAAGACTCTTGGTGCCCAACCTTTCAACTACACAGATGCCATTGATGCTCTTCCTAACGCTTACCAAGCCTTCGGTGGACCTACAGGAATTGATGGAGCTACTGCTTTCATCAACGCCTCTGGTCTATTCGAGTCTGAGGATGCCGCCAATTCTGCCGGAACCCCTGTTCAATCCACTGTCTCTGATGCTGGAACATTCGTTCTTGCCGAGACTGCCCTCAACCTCCACTGTTGGGGTGAGAACCCTGTCGTCACCGCTAAGCTTCAACTTAACGGCCAAGACAGATTCTCTGAGCGTGAAGGTACATACTTCGATGTTGTCCAACCTTACCAACACCACACCCGTGCCCCTGACACAGGTATCAACGTCTACTCCTTCGCCCTTCGCCCTGAGGAGCATCAACCATCTGGAACATGTAACTTCTCCAGAATTGATAACGCTACTCTTCAACTTGTTCTTTCCTCCAACACTGTTGGTGGATCCAACACTGCCAAGGTCAGAGTATATGCCACTAACTACAACGTGCTTCGCGTGATGAGTGGTATGGCGGGTGTTGCTTACTCCAATTAAGCGTGATACTTACCATATGTGAGTCACATTAAAAATAAAAAATCAATGATTATTATACAATTATAGTAATCATTTCTATGCTAAAAACATATAATATTTATTTTTATTTTGTTATATTTATGATATAAAAACATTCGCAACTATAATTCATGTCATCTAGAACTTGTAGTACACAAAATGAATTATTATTACAAAGTTTATATAAATTCTATGATAAAAAGTCGAATTTGGATACGATGATTTCGGTGATCAATGGTGAAGCGAAAATATCATTACGTATTGTGGATTGGTTTGTGACTAATTATTCCAAAAAACACTTCGTAGTTTTTTCTATGATTGAAAATGACGAACGAGTCCGTTTTAAAGTGTATAATGATTACAAGCTCAAGTTAAAGGCGTATAGTAAGAAACGATTCGATCCATTTTGTCGATGGGAACGCATTAGTTTCCCGTATGATGAAAATAAATATGTAGAAACAACAATTGGACAGCTTAATTTTTTCAAATGGTGTATTGAAAATTCTATTTTGGAATATATAGAAAAGAATTACGAGGACATCGAAAATGATATGAATGTACGCAACAGCTCTTCCAAAAAGAAAGAACATGGTGATCAAGAAGGTAAAACGCGTAAAAAGCGAGAGGAATTATCTATTTCTGCGACCAAATGTATTAAAAAGGAAAATGTACAGATTAAAGTGACGTTCAATTAGTAAACTCGCTATACAATGGTTCACATTGTGAATTTTGAAAAGTCGCATAATATGTCACTTTATAAGGCTGTGTATTTTGTAATGATTTGTATATAAATTGCCATTGTAAAAATCCCGAGGTCGCGTTCAATATACAATCATAGATTTTACCTTCAAACTGATTGTATGCTCCTTTATTCACAGAAGAATTTTGAGGAAATATATTTAGTGGCTGATTACCATAACCGCCCATATGATTTGCTAGTATATGCCCTGCGTCACAATTGTCCGCACCATCATCCTCTAACATTCGCGCATAACTACGCGTACAAGAGGTTGTATCACTTCCGTGGGTAAGTGAATCAGGTGTTACGGTCCCTTGTGCAAATATTACGACTGGATAACCATTATGTTCTTCGTAAATATAACTGATTTTGGCACCTCCGTCTCCCATGACAATATCATTTTCGCCAACAACAGGGCAAGGAACGGTGGTACACACACAGTCTTGGGAATATACACGCATAATACAGAACAACAACAGCAACAAGCGCATATTGTATATAATATTGTATATTATATATAATAATCTAATTCAAATATAATGGTTTGCGTGTTACATTTGACACTTTGGGTTCCATCACAATGACTTGTTTTTTGGTAGACATATTCAAACTAGGGAGCATTTTTATCTCAGGTTTCACCAATGGTTGTGGATCAACTAAATTCGTGGAATTAATGCCGAAAAGAGTAGATTCGATATCTGTGGGATTATGTGATAGAGTTTGTGGAGCCATTCTGCCCGATAAAATCCAATCTCCTGGTAGACAAACTTCAGCGGGTCTACTGTATCCTTCATATACTTTATAATCTGCGTCATGCTTTAATGAAACTTGTTCTGCTTCGTAATTACCAGGTGTATTTATATTTCGTGTAGATGCCATATAGTATAAATCAACATAATTTATTTCTTAAAATGTCATAATTATTTATGCTTATAGTTTTTGTATTATAAAAGTCATACAAGCAATTATGGAAACAATCGAAGTAGTCATATGAAAAAAGTATTGCTAAACCAATATTATGATCTATTGAAAACATTTGTGCTGCCGCTAAAGTATATAATTCTTTAAAATCCGCATTGTCTTTAGTGTCTACAAAGATTCTATCCAATACCGTTGTCATGATAATATTATCATAAAGCAATTCGTCTTTTGTTTCTTCGTCTAAATCGCTATCCATTCTATCCCATTGTATTTTTATTTTGTTCGCGTCCATATTCGTGACATTACGTAAACATTTTCGATATGATGAATTGTCGTAATATGATACTGATGTGTTTATATTATACATAAGTTATAATATAAATTGTATTTAAGTTCTTTGATTATTAATTTCTCTAGTAGAAGCACCACCTCGTGTCCATCCGTCCATAGCCAATTCTTCTATAGATTTCGAGGGATCACTGAAACGAGATTTTAGGTCGGAATTTAATGGATATTTGGAGTAATCTACGAATTCTGTATCCATAATTGTTGTTTTTTTATCGTGGACACTGTCGCCCTCTCTCAAAGTTGATTCAATATCTACATTTCCAGGACCTTTTCCTAAATACGGAACTGTCAAAAAAGGACGTTGATGGAGTTGAAGATTTTCGAAGTGTTGATAAGTAGGTTTTAATTTGTTCTCTTGGTCAATGGCGTCCACTGGTAATCCACCAAGTGTACTCTTGAAATTAACGGTCAAATTGCTAAGGGCGAAATTGATATGTTTATCAGATGTAAATGCACTGCTGTAGTTTTCAAGTACATGATTTGTGTATTTTTTGTTTTGGATGTTTTTTTGCGTGTTATCAGTTTTATCAGCGCCTAGTCTATCCAAGTTTTGTATGCCATTTGTGCTAAACATTACTATAATATAATATATATAAATTTATTTACAAATTGTCATAATTATCGGCATATTTACCGCAAGCAAATGGATTACCTTCTTTACATGACGTCATATTACCGTAACAAAATTGAGCGAATCCAGTTTGATCGTTTGGTATAGTGGTACTTGGATTCGAATAAAATTGACGCATTGATTGTTCGAATTCCATTTCTTCTCCTAAATCCTTGAATAATTTGTCATTTATATTAGGGAAATTAGGATTCATCGCTTGAATAGAGTCTTTAACATTGTTATTTATATCCGCTCCTATTAATTGATCATAAGCGGGCAGCGCCGATTTTTTGTCAGAGTTATATTTAATATCACTGATCAAAACATTGCTAAAAGGATTTGATGATGTTGGAGGTTGGAAAACCTTGGGTGTTTCTAAATCATTTTCGGCGATATAATCCCTATATAATTCGAAGTTTTCTTTGTTACAGTACAAAGAATAGAAATAAACAAACATTAAACTCAATATACCACTGATAATGTATTTCACGCTTTTACCAAATATGTATGCTAAAAATGTTAATAATATTATAAGCCGCGTCAATGAGTTGATTTTTTGATTAAACCCCATACCTCTTAACGGGAATAATTCATTCATATTTTTTAATAATATATTGGGATCATTATACCAAATAACGATTTCGTCACTGGTTTGATTAATAGAAATATCAATATTAGATGAATCGTAACTAGACATTTATATAATTATTATATTATATAATTAGAATTATAATCAAATCAAATTATACTAATTGTTTGCGTGTCAACTATTTTGTTTTCTCTGAAAAGGTAGCACATTTTTTATCATCTGGTACGATAGTTAAAACACATTTCTTCTTTTTACCATTCAATGGTTCGACACATCCTTTTTCGGTGGTAACCTTCTCGGTTTTACATCTTGCTCGAAAATGTTCATATCTCTGACGAACATCACTGTATGTCATGTTTGATTTTTTGTTTAACATTCTATTAATTACTTCATGTAAATCATACATATACTTTGAAAATGTGGCACGAGATTTCATGTGGCTCATATGTAACGGTAATTGTTTCAAATTATTGTGAAAGTTCACACGACATTTACCACAAGGCAATACATTTTCTAAACTCAATACAAATGCCCGATAATTTACTTTATCACAATGTTGCGGTTTCACAGGATAATTGAAACTCATAGTATGTAGACTATGCCATAAACTGGGCCCCCATATTCGTGTTAACATTCCATCATTGCTGTTGTAATCTTTAGATGTGAATCTATTTTGATGTCTCTTTTTCGCATATGTTCTATTTTTACGTGTTTTCATATTTATATTATATGAATATTGTTTTATTTACAAAAAAATGGATATATCAATGAACGCAAACAATCCATATTAATTATTTATTACCCAGTTTATTTTCCAGTTTGTCAAAGAAATCTTGTTTATATAGACCAGTTGGCTTATAATCTTTCACGGAATTGTATGTTTTTTCATCTTTACTCATTTGAGGGAGTGTTTTCATGGTTTCGTCTTCCTTTCCTTCATCCTTTTTGATTACATTACCATGTTCATCTATGACGATTCCCATTTTTTTTTTAATTTCGTGTCGTACGTAAGACGGAACGTGATTATGCCAACTTACAAAAAGAGTATTTGGATGAACATATTTCACAAAGAACCCGTTATTTTCCAATTCGCTTACTATATATCCTAAACATTCACCATTGTCGTAAATTGGTTGCCCTACAATGAATTCTGGTACTAAATACCAAATATGAGTTTCATTACAATTTTTATTTTTAGACGTGGCCTCGATTCGTTTATGTATTCGATTCAATATTTTATTAAATATAGACACTTGGCGTAAATCACGCTTCTGTCGCTTCTCGTAAAGATCATCTATATTAATTTTCTTCGATACTTCTTCATCATTTTCAAATAAAAAGATGGATGACATTTTATATAGAATTCACATAATAATATATAAAAAATAACAAATTAATGCTTTAATGGAAGAAAAAACAAAGAAGGAAGAAAAAACTATTAAACATCTGGTTATTTCAGGCGGAGGACATTCCTTTTTTACATTTTATGGCATTTTGAATGAATCTCAAAAACAAAATTATATGGATATGGATAATATTGAATCCATTTACGGGACTTCTGC